ACCGGCAGTATTTCCATGCTGAGTCTCTAATAGAATTGTTTCCGTAGCACCACCATCAGCAAGCAGCCAAATAGACTTTGCTAAATTACCGTTAGTCTCAAGACCAATACCACCTACGTCAGATAGCAGTTGAATCGAAGAAGCTCCTTCTGTTACCGAAGTACCTTTGTCGGCGTGAATCTTAATCGAGCCGGAAGTACCGCTTGTTGCGTTTTCGTGGATATATATTCCATTTGCCGCAAGGTCTGCTGAAACAATGGTAAGTGTATCCTCGGCATCTATCGTAATATCACCAGCCGATACTCCATCGGCGGTAAGAACTATTCCACCGGCACTGCCAGTTAGGGCAATACCACCTTCATCGGTTTCAAGAGTAATTGAATCTGCGCCTGTCCCCTGGTGAGAATGAATAGTGATATTCTCATCGTCACCGCCGTTAGTCTCAATCCTGATGGCATCATCGCCGTTCAATTTGGAATACAGACCAATACCGCCAGCCTGACTATAAAGCTGGATTGCAGCGTCCGTCTCCGTAGTTGCGGAAGCACCTGTACCGTGCTGGGACTCAATGAGGACTGTCTCAGTAGCACCGCCGTCAGCGATTAGCCAGATACTCTTGGCAAGATTAGCATTGGACTCAAGGCCGATACCGCCAGCGTCACTATAAAGTTGAATTGACGCGGCACCTTCGGTAACTGATGCTCCCTGGTCGTTATAAACCCATATTGAGCCGGTAGTGCCACCGTCACTCGTTAAAGCGATTGACTTAGCAAGATTCGCAGTAGAGCGAAGCTCAACGCCGCCAGCGTCCGACAAAACCTCTATCGAACACCCAGCTTCTGTCACTGAAGCGCCAGTGTCATTGAAAATCATAACTGACGAAGTGGTGCCGCCATCTACCATAATATCAATGGCTTTGGCAAGGTTGGCAGTTGATTTCAGCTCTATACCGCCTGCATCCGATAGAAGCTGAATAGAATAAGCGCCTTCTGTGACGGATGTTCCGGTATCGTTGAAAATCTCTAAGGTGCTTGCCGTATCACCGTCAGCGGTTATCAAGACGGCATTGGCACAATCTTCCTCTGCTTCAATTATGATACTACCCAGAACCGAATTGACTGAAATATCAGCCTCGGCAGCGGTAGTTTGAAGTGTCATCGAATCTACGCCGACTATGCTCGTAACATCCTCAACAGTTACAGTTAAATCGCCATGAGTACCACCATTAACATCCAGAGTATAACCGCCATCAGTAGTGGTATCGGTGATGTCGTCGGCAGCCGTGCGCGTAATGTTGTCGGCGGAACTTAACGAAATATCCGCAACGGACGAAATCAAACTCAAGGCATCAGTGCCCGAACCGGTCGATTGAAGGATTAGACTTGCATCCGCACCAGAAACTGTCTGCTGAATAGTCAGGTCTTTTCCAGCGCCGGAACCGGCTAAGGTGATAGTGTTTGTTGTTCCTGCTGCGTCAAATGTAATGTCATCAACGCCGGAAAGGTTGTCAACTGTGCCCATTGCAAGCTCGACAACATCCGTACCGCTCTTTAGAGTTATTACGTTAGTGCCAAAGTCAAAAATGAAGTCCTCATTGGCAGAGCCGTTATCCTCGATAAACCTTACCTCGGTATCGACTACATTCTGAATTTCGGCACCGTTTTCGAGTGCAAGGTCTTCGGTAGTTACAGTAAGCCCGACAAAAGTAGCAGTTCCATCAATTCCAACTTGCCAAGTATCGGAAGTACCCTGAATGTCATAGCCTGCCGTTCCGTCAATCTGGATACTGCACGCAGCAGCGTCATCGCCAGCATTGGTGATAGCTAATACATCTATCGCATCGCTGGTATCATCAGAGTCGAGAATCAAGGCACCATTGTCCGAACCGTCAGCAACCTCAATTTCAACAGCTAAAGTAGGGGCAAGTATCTTACTTCCTGCCGTATAAGCAGTAGCAAGACTCGAAGCTCCGGATACATCTACATCCACCCAGGCTGTGCCTGTGTAATACTTTAGACCATTATCGGCATCACTGGCGTAAATAACACCTTCAGCGGCAGTTGGAGCCGTATCGGTAGGTGTAAGGTAAACAGAGGTAAATCCCGATGAGCCTTCCAGGTAACCTATGGACTCGTTCATAAACAGATAGAGAGGGTCGGTCACCTTGCTGCCTGAATGGATATAACGAAGGTTCCTCATGTAGTAGAGTTCATCGTAGGTCAAGGCCGCCGAAGCTATCCCAATAAAGACCGAGAGCAGCAGGATTGTAAAAAGTATTCGTTTCATTTTATTTCTCCTAAAAAAGATTTCGCTTAATAAAAAAGGGGCACATATTTCGTGCCCCTTGATTATTTCCATACTGTGAGTTCTACGGATTTCCGACAGGTGATATTGCCACTTGGACACGGTCGGACTGCGGTATATCTTCAAGCCATGCCCCGACAGTTAAGGTCGGGGATGTTCCGGCCAGGGTGTAGTAGAGCCTCATATGCCGCTGGGCCACTTCGTAGGGTAATGGCTGTCTTAATATCCATTTCCCGGCTGTGGCGAACCGTGCGTCCGTACCGGCCAGTGGTGAACCATCTACATCGCATATCGCCCATAATGTTTTCAAATCAGCACCAGCAAAGTTAACGTCGTCTGCCACCTGAAGGGCGATAATAAATGTCGGTGTAGTACCCCCGGCGGCTACCTCGGTTCTTATACAAAGGTGTATTGGATGGCCGACACCGAACTGCGGATTAGTTACCGCCATATCAATCGTGTTCGTAGAAGCCGCCGATTCTGTCAATGCTTGAGAGTCGCTAAAAACTCCTACAGTTGAATGAGCTCCCATATTAAGTCTCCTAAAAAAAGTTTAGTTGTTTTTTATACGGCCGCCACGGCGGTCTCTTCGTTGCTGATTGCCTTTACGGATTGTTTGCGTATAGGCATATCACGGAACATCAAAAGCGGCTTACCATAGGGATTGTCCGAAGAATATTTAACATTGGTCTTGTCCATCGTAAGGATGTCAAGATGGGTGAAGATTCGGCCATTGACGTACATCCAGACCGTTTCCTCGCCCTCGAAGTCGTTGCGGGCCTCGATAATCTTATTGACAAGGTCCACCGACCTGTTCGAAATAGCAGATTCGATGTTCCTGATACGCTTGACCGAACGCATATCGTGGACTACCAAACCAATATCCCAGGCCAATTCGGTAACGTAATCCCAACGCTTCTTATCATTCCCGCCTTCACCGGCACCGGAAGTCGAAGTGACCCATTGCTCGCCTTTGTCCTCAACACGAATACCTTTATGCGGGTCATTCATGGGGCTAATGCCGAATACCTTCTCCGGCGACCATTGAATCATCCAAATAGAGGTCGTATCATCGCCGGTGCCTTCCATATCATAGACGCCCATGTCCCCGCTATCCGGGTCATTTACGTCATCTGCGTCCGGTGTGGTGTACCTAACGTCAAGGCCGTCAAATTTCTCCGGTGTAGTGATTGAAGAGCCGTTGAATAAGTGATTACATACACCCTGGCCGAAGCCCTCGATGTGCCTATTCAGTATCCGAAGGCGCATGGTTGCTTTCTGTGGCTGTATTCGCAGGGCATCTTTGGGAATCTGGCAGCGGTCTTTGAACATACTGATGACCTCGCTGTAACCTGCCCATTGAACCACCGAGGCGTCCCAGCCATCTCCAACCTTGATAATCTGGGGCGTGGGTATAGAGGTCTCCCTCATTCCGGTATAGCCTAATATCTCATTCGAGGGAAGGATTGGCATGTCATCAAGTATTGGCTTGCGCTGACTGAGGACTTTTGCGAAGTTGAGAACCTGATTGTTCTTTGTGAGTTTTGACAAGCCCGATAGATGGTATCGGGAGTCGAATCCTAACTCTGCCATAATGTTTCTCCTAACTAAATTTTCAATTTACGGGTTTAGTTCGGAGAGGTATCCGGCAGAGCCGGGGTCTCCTGATAGCTTTAACGCCCTTCTAAGGCGGCCGCGCTTTGCGGCAAGCATCAGGGCTCCCGTTAGGGAGGGTGTCTGAATTATTCAGATGATTCTTTGCTCATTCCTGGAGAGTTCGGGAAGTATTTATCCTGAACCTCTTTGTCGGAGAGCTTTTTGTCCTCATCTGATATGTATTCTTCTTCGTCTGACATTTTATTTGAGCATATCCGCTGACTTCGGAAATTGTTCCTGTTGTATTTGTTCTTCCGACTTGTTTTTGTCATCTATCTGGTCAGCAGGGCCTTTCTGGCCTTCAATCAACTTGCCTGTTTCCTGGAGATGGTTAGCAGCCACTATTAGCAAGTCCATTACCGTCTTGTTATTGCCGACTCCGGTAAGATAGACTGTCTTTTTGAACTCCTGCCATTTCTCATCGTCATCGGCTTTGACTGTCTGCCAGTCGGGGTTCAGCTTACTCCTTAACGCCCTTTCCAAAAGGACAAGGCTTTCCTTGGCTTGCTCCTTGCCCAGCTCTTCCTCGAGCGCAGCGATACATTCCTTGCCAGCCTTTTCGTTGGCTTCTGCGTGGGTCTCTAACTGTTTCGCCATCATATTGAGCTGGAAATTGTAAAAAGCCTGAAGATTAGCCTGGGGGACGTGGAGCGTCTTAGCCATTTCTTTGACGGCCTTAACGGATTCTTCATCAATCTTGATACCCGCAGGCAGGTCTTTTGGGTCTTTGAGCACATAATCCTCGGCTTTAGACGGCACACCGCGCAACCTGCCTACACTGGCGTTCCATTCGGCCTTCTGCTCATCTGTGGTCTTGTCAAGAGACTTCGGCAGCCTAAGAGGGTCACTTATCGTAGCCCTTGCCTCAAGGTGTCCCTTGTGAGCATCTTCCTCGGTTAAATATCTTTTTAAGACAGAGTTGCCCTTCAATGATTGATAGCCGTCCGTCCAGTGTTCATCACCGCCGCCGCCACCGGGGTCATCGTCTCCTTCTTCAAAATGTCTCATAAGACGATTCCAAAGTGGTGATTTAAGCTCTGGTCGAAAGTAAAATTCGTCAAACATAGTTTTCTCCTTACAGTTTCATTGTTTCGAGTTCCGGCCCGTTTGTTCCGCCCTGCAGCAAACGGACTTTCGTGTATTTCTGGGTCGCTTTCCTGCCATCAAGTGAAGTTGCACGCAGAACTACCCCTGGTGCTCCTTGCGGCATTATGAGAGCCAGATTCTTCCATTTCTCAACGCCCTTGACAGTAGTGTATCCTTGTAAGGCTCTTGCTCCTTTGCCGGGGCCAACTGTTACCACAATGTCGTTGTTCTTGTGCTTAACGAAAGACAGGCAAGGCGGGGGCGGGGGCGGGGCCGGTAGGTCGGCTTTGAGCTTCTCGGTGGCGATAAGTGCCTCTAATTGCTTTACTGTAGCGTCTTTTCGGAACTCAAGGCCCATAGCCTTGGCCTCATCAATTAGTAAATCTCGTTTGGTTTTCTTCGTGTCGTCTTGAGCTTTCTTCTTAGTCATTTTTGCTCCTTGTAATATTCTTCCATTTTGCTTAATATATTTATGGCCTTTTGACCTTTTGTGAGTTGTTCTTTTGCGATTAAAGCATCATCTTCATCTATCGCACGTACATAAATATGTATCCATTTCTTTTTGCCATCTTTTGCGTGAAAAACGCTCATAACATCTATAAAAATAACTTTGTTCTCTTCATCCACCATTTTTAATCTCCAGACTTGGTACGGTTGATTTGTTGAATGTTGGGAATACTAACCCGTTCTTTTGGTCTATGGGGTCAATTACTTTAAGATAAAATTGCTTATCCTCGTTGTATATGAGGGCATTGTCTCTGTTTAACGGTATTTTCTTGGGAATATCGGTTGGGTATCGTCTCTGCTGCAATAGTAGGGTTTCACGCTCTACAAACCCTACCTTCGGAGCAAACCTCTTACTTATCTCCATAAAGACTTTAGACGAACAGCCCACAGATTCTACGCCATATCCTTCGCCCTGAATTATTTCAATAGATTTGTATATCCGATTGAGAATGTCAGAACTTCGGCCCAGGCGGGTCTTTACTTTTACCATAGTTTTGTCGTTGGGCATTATCATTTCTTTTCCTTCAACAATTCGGCTTTGCCGGTAAGGATAATTTCGCCAGCCACTTTCTGAACCAAGTCCTCTTTTCCGTCCCCGACTATCAAGTTAATATCGTCCATAATATCATTGTGAACGGCTACTTGCTCTGGGCCAGTAAGAGTTTTCAGCACTTGCAACAGCTTGTACTCCAATAGCTCTGGCGACTTGCTGTAACCTTCTATAAGTATCTTTCTTGCGGGGTTACTCATTCAATATCCACCTTCTATTGGGGGTGAAGGTCGTGGGCCAGATTTATTGTATTCCATTTACGCTGCTCCTGCCCCCAATGCCGCCAATGGGCTATTTTCTTCAGTTTCCTTCTGGACGTTGGGTATGACCTTAGAAATTCTCTCGGCCTGCTCTAATCTTCTGTCCTCCGCCTGCTGCTCGGCAAGTTCCGCCTGAATATCATCGTACTCTTCCTCTGGGGTTATGCAATCCTGCGGGAAATTCATGTTTTCGAGCATTCTTTCGGTCAGTTTACCGGCTTTTATCTTATATTTAGTCTCCGGCCATTCCTCTCTAATGGGCTGGGTGGCAGCTAATCCAGCGTGTACTCTCTGAACTCCGTGATGCTGCTTCTGGGCCACCGACAGAGGCCCTACGAACTTCGGAACTACTCGACCATCACTCTCATATAGTATGTCGGGAAATTCCACATTCTCGACCAAGCGGCCCGACCTGAACTCAATATCCATTAAAATCTCGTCATTAGGGCCGAGTATGTCCCTTTCAAAGCTCTCGACTTCCGGGCCTACCTGGGCTGAGTTTTCACCTATCATCTGGAATATCTGATAAGCAGTGGGCGGCTGTTTGTGCTCACGGTTGTATTGCTCAATCATCTGCCAGAGCTTTGTATTGAAATGACGCTCGCAATTTGCTTTCAAGCGGTCAAGAAAGTCCATTGATTCTCTATAGTTCCCGCCCTCTCTTAATTGCTTCGGTGGGCGGTCGTACTCATCGGATGTCTGCGCCCAGTTACTACCTTCCGGCCCGTAGTGAACTCTGCCCTTCCATTCAGCTAATGCCAGCATTGCAGGCCGGGCCTTTTCTTCAACCATTTCCAGCATACTTAAAAATCCGGCGTTGTTAGCCTTGGTATCAAATACCGCGAACCATGCCGGGGTGCGCGAATAGCTTTCGTGATAGTTCCGATGATAATGCCATACGGTAAAAGGTCTGATATAATATGGCTTTGCCCATAAAGGCTTTTTCTTTTCGGGTTCTGTATCTACCTGAATGTAATATTGAATCCAGGGCAATTTCGGTGCATACTTTTTATCATCTGCCTTGAGGTCTTTGAAAATCAGGTCGTTAGCCGAATATACAGCCATTAAGAACTTATACTTGTTAGTGTGGTTGCCCTGCTTGATGTCGTTTTGTAAGGCCAGGCTCAAGTCATCAAACTCAAACTTATCATTAGCTTGCTTTGCGGTCATTTTCCAGTCGCCGCCTCGGTGGTAAACATCGTCTTGCCCCAGCCAGTTTTGGGATACGTAGTTCTCCGAATAGTGAGGTAAAGAGAAATGAGCGCTTCCGTTGGCTATATCCTCATCACAATACGAAACCGGAGAGCCTATCGAGAGGCCATCCTTGACGAATTGCGGTAAAATCTTGTAATAATTCGACCTGTCGTAAACATCATACATATAATGCTCAAGCTCTTGCATCGCCTTGTTCACTTCGTCAACGCCGTGAAATCGCCTCTCGCTCATCATATAGCGAATCCACTCAAGGTGCTTTCCAACCATATTGCCAAGAAAGCCCCTTACATTAACACCAAGAGCCCAAGGCCCTGTTCCCTCAATGATTTCCGAGCCTTCAAATTCGCCCTCTTTATTCACTGTCTAGGTAAGGTCAGGCCGGAATATCTCGCATATCTTCTTTCGGCCTGCATCAAACGGTTGGCGAACCTTAACCAGCTCTGCCTGCCTGTCTGTAATCCGGTCATATAAACTTTTGTTTTTGTACGAGTTCATAAAAAAAGGCCACCAAGTTTCGCCTGGCGGCCTCCGAAAGGTGTTAAAAATGAGTTCGTTTTACTTATTTAAGAATCCACGCCTGTCCATAATTTACCCTTCTTTTTACGATATTGCTTTAACTCTTTATGTAGTAATTTCACAACTGCTATCAGTTCATTACGTGACAAATCTTCAATGGGACGGCCTTGGTATTCAATTATATGTTTAACGCTTTCTTTTGCCATATCGGCATTTCCTTTTGACAGTCGCCCTGCAAATTTACTTGATTCTACTTCACATAATGTTCCCAATATTGATGCTGGCCAATACATACCTCACCTTGCCATAGCCGTTGAATACTTAATAGAGGCGTTGGCCTTCTTTATGGCCACTGCATCACTATCACCTGAAGCCAAGGCTTTGTTGGCCACATGCACCCATCTTTTCTTCTTTTCGGGCGTATTGGCCTTCTTTGTAAACCTCGTTGCGTCTGATGGCTTCCAGGGCATTATCTATTCTCCCTATGTCCCTAACTTCTGTGTTTGAACATTCAAAGTTCCGTAATCCCCGCCCATTACCGAGGCGGCTCGGCGTTTCTTCCTTAAACCTCTATCGACTTCCGCTCGCTCGGCGGCCATTACTGTTGAAGGTGCAGGGCTTTGAGTTGAAATCGGAGAAGGCGAACCAATACTACCCTTAGAGCCTGATTTGCCCATTTCAGAACCAGCGTACATACTGGCGGCAATGACTGCGTATGTTACAGGGTCGAATCCTATCTTTCTCTCCTTAACTTTTCGCCTTTACTTCAACGTTCTGTTGGCTTATCCGCTCTAACTCTATTGCAGATAAGACCCACCCAATCCCTGTAGAGATTGCAATGATAAGAGATATTACTCCACCATTAAACACTCTCGCTATGCCACAACCACAAAAGATTCCTATGATTAATGACATTACATAACATAAACCTAATCTCATCTCTTTCTCCTTCCGAAATTCAAGGCGTTGTGGTCGTAACCACTTGAACTATCTGCGTAAGCATTGGCCGGGATGGGATGAGGATAGCCGATACGCTGACCGCTAATAACAATCTGATAACGATAGGCCATAGCCATATAACCGAAACCATCCGCAGGATGTGAGGCCCAATCGTGCAAGGGAGTATCCGTAAAGACTATTTTATCTTCGGTGCTCAAGCTCTCATTCTTGCGCTTCTGGTAATGTGCCAAAGCATCTACGCCCGGTTCCACCTTCTCGTCAAACCAGCATTCATCCAAGATGCCCCATACTTCCTCGATTCTATCTATAACCCGATGAGGTTCAATTATTCGTATCGAGCCTTTATTTATTAAGAGATTCTGTAAAATGTTAAGCCGTGTTTGGACATCCTTGCCCTGCATCCGGGCCTTGACGTCTTGTGGTAACCAATGCTCGGCATAATTATAGCCCCATTCCTGTAGTTTTTTCGTATAGTGCTCTAAGCCTTCTCCGCTATTCTCATAGTAATTAATGATATGTATCTCTTTGCCTATGAACTGAACAGCCCATATCACTGTCAAGTCCTGAACTCCTAAATCCCAGAACGTATAAACCTGTGCGTGTGAATCATATAAGTTCTTAATCCCACTCCTCTTTTGACTTAATACATCGGACATTTTGGCTGCGTAATAAGCCCCTTCAATATCATATTCATCCGAAGAGTTCATCACATAACGCTTGAACTTCCTCGGTGATTCTCTCTCCATTTTACGCAAGTCATCTATAAAGTCAGCAGGCAAATTATCAATATTATCAAAGCTATTTGCCTCAAAGAACTCATATCCGGGCTTTCTATCCTTTTCCCATATTTTCCAAACCCAATTATGCCCGTTCTTATTAGCGATTATCATTCCTTGCCTGAAGCAACCCTCGCGCCTTAATCGACCTCGTAACATTTGGAATTGTTCATCGGTATCGAACTCCTCTGCTTGCTCAAGATAATACCAGCCTAAATTTACATTCTGTAAGCCTGAAAGCTCCTCGGCGTGCCTGAACATGATTACTGAATTAGTCCCAGGAATAGTAACCTCTTTTGTTGATTGCGGGACATGCATACCTGTATATCGCTCAAAGTCCTTCATTGTCGAGTCCCGAAGGTCTGTGAACTTCTTACGTGCTATAAGACCGAGATTCCCCGGATATCTAACTGAAAGCTCCAATCCCTTCGCGATTGCACACATTGTCTTGCCGGTCCCCCAGCCAGCAACAAAAGCCGGGTATCGAGCCTTACTCTCAATAAAACCACTCTGAAATGGTTCAAAATCTATTTTAAGCGAAGGTTTTTGGTCTATGACTGATTGCATACGACCTCTTTAGACTTATGGTTAAATACCAAAATGAACGGATTCTGCCTTTGTGCATTATCTTTATCGTATATCCCTAAATGCTTGCCCAACTGCTCTAATGCATTGAGCTTGCTGTGGAGCTTGAATTGTGTGGTTGTGTACTCCCGGCTGTCATCTTTGTTCTTTGTAGTGTTTATCTTGATAGACTCAATGGCAGCCAGAACATCGCGCTTTATGCCCTCAAAGCTCTTTAAGTGTGTCTCCCCTTTATCGTCAACTGTCAAGTAGTCCTCAATGTTACTAAAAGCGACTTTCGCAAGTTCAAGCACAACATCATCAGCCTTGATTTGCGTTCTCTCTGAGCGTTCAGCCTTGAGCCTTTGGATTTCATTGCGAATACAAGGTTTTACAAGGTTTTTCGGCCCTTGAAAATTTATACATTTTGCAGAGTACCCTGCCCTTAAAGCTGCTTGGGTTGCGTTCAGGTCAACGATGTATTCTTGGCAAAACTTTTGCTGTTTATCTGTTAGCTTAGTCATTGTTCATAAGCAAAGGTAATCGTTCCCTTGAGAATCTCCATCCGCAGTTACGGCATATCCCTCCGAAGACTTTATTTGTTCCGTTTTTGCCAAGGTCAAGACGTGGATCATCGTGTGTGGAAGTATTGCAGTTCGGGCATCTTCTGTCTATCAGAGCCATAACTATTTTCAAAGGCTGTCCCCAAGTTCTTTTAGACTCCCCTCTATATATAGGCACGGATGTTACATTGTCTTGCACGTTATTGTTTCTAACTACTTGAAATTGCTTACCATACGTAAAATTAGCCGTGTAACCTCGGAGCGACATACGCCCATTATTTTCGCGGCTTTTTCGTGCGTATAGCCTTTGAGTTTTACCAGCTTATATGCCATCATCTGTTTGTCGGTCGGTAGCTTCATTTGCAATTTTTCTCTATTTTATCCCCAAAATACAGGCTGTCAAGTCTTTTTTAGCAAAATAATGCAAAAAATTAGCAATGTAGTGGTATTGACAAACTCAAGATTTATGGTATAATAGTCGATATAGAATAAAACCAAATTTCAAAACTCTAATGAAAGGGTAGTGCAATGAAATATTATATCGTCAACAAAAGAATGGAACCGTTAAGTTGTTTCGTTTCTAATAACTTTACAACAAAACATCAACTACGTTTTCGCACCAAAGATTGTATGTTTTTCAATTCTGAAATAGAAGCCCAAACAATGCTCAACCATATTACAGAAAATTGCCGTCAACAAAAAGAGGCAAGAAGTTTACGCATTATACAATTTTAACCAACAATATTACTTTATTTAAGGGTAGTGCAATGAAAGTGAAAAATGTTACAAACGCAAACGGACGAGCAGTACCAAACCAATTTATCATTACTGATGAAGGTCGTGGAGCAAACGGAAACTTTCTGAGCCGAAGAGTATTCCAAAGTTACGAAAGTATAATTGTTAGAATAACTGTCTGGGAAGATGAAACCCGTGTTGAACTTGACAAAAACAAATGGGATTATTCTACAACGACCGGCAAATATCGCAACCAGTTTTTGGGGGAGTCCAAACGCGAAATAGAAAAGAAAATCAAGTCCGGGGAATATCAGCTTGTTGATTTGAATTGATTTCTCCAGCCCCGCCCGGCTCATCGGTTCGACTCCGATACGGGGCTTTATGTTAAATTCGGATAGTGCAACAATTTGGAACTTAGCCCGCTCGAAGGTCATATCGTGTATTTGCACTACCCGAAGCCTTTGGGTGGGCTTTTTTATTTATGAAAGGGTAGGATAATGGAAAAGGAAAAAAGTGAAACAATCAATATCACGCCCAAGTGGGTAAATCTATTGCCTA